GGATGCGGGATCTGTCTCCATATTGCGCCGTCTATAATTTGTGGATGCAGAAACAGTGGTGGCAAAGCCATGGCGGTGCGGGCGGCTTCACCCAAGACTACCACAACGCGACCGCGAAATATCTTCTGGTTACTGACGGTGCAGTGTTCAAAGACTCTTTGGCAATCTTCCATGGTGACATCTGGAATTCGTGTTTGCAGTATTCGCAGCACGCTTGGAGCGTATGGATTTTTGTCGGCATCGTCTGTGTCCAGCAGAACAGGCCGATCATTCAGTTTCAAATACCCAACCATCTTTTCACCTCTTCCAAACACTGACGACGATTGCCTTTGAACGACTTCACGCCATGGTTCTCAAACTTGGTAAACTGTAAGCGGCTTCTGTTGTGCAGGTCCCTGATGGTTCGTTCCTGGATCTTGTGTCCTCTGGCGCGAACGGACTGGATGGCCTGCTCGACAGGGACATCAAGTAGCACCACCCGAATATCAAACTTGCGCTTGTGCAGGCTAAGGATCCACGCCGGAGACTCGGTAAAATTTTTCCCCTCCATGATCACGTCGCAGGCGAGCTCATGGTGCTTCAAGGCCAAATCATAAGCGTACACCAAAGACGGCATCGTGTCGATCCCGCCGTTGACTGTTTCGTAGTGGCCTGTTACCAATAGACTGCGAGTGTCATCCTTGCTTCTGAGGATGTAGCCCATCGGCACGCGCTTCTTCTCATCGGGCGGATAGCGCATGGCAATGCGGGTGCCGAAGCAATCCATGATTGATCTAACGAGCGTGCTCTTGCCAGCGCCGTTCGTTCCGCGGATTGAGATAATCATTTGCCCCACCACTGCGGCGGGTTGATCACGGGAGTGTGGTCTCCCTGTGATAAAACCTTTGCGACGTCCTTCGCCGTCTGCTCGTCGGGCTTGCGTAGAGTTCCCTTGCCCAACAAGTCAGGCAGAAGTCCTACTCGATACGACCGATGATTGCAGCCATCACAGGTTTTGATTTTCGAGCGCTGACCTCTGTATAAATATTCTCGGGCTGCACCCATGGCCGTGGACTGCCAGATGTCCATCAATGGTGTATCGAGTACCGTGCCGCAGTTGTAACTACTGTTCCAGCTGTTGCAGCACAGCGGAACGTTCCCGTCCCAATGAATAACGAGCTGACGGAACGGATGGTGGCACCGCTTGCCCTCCATCGTGTTGTCTGGTGGCGCACCCAATCCCGCGTAGTTGAAGACCTTGGAGTGCGTCCCGGTTTTGTTTTCCTTGTCCTGCACCATGATGTCGCGGATTTGAACCAGCGTCCTAGAATTTCTAGGTCTTCGCACGTGTGGATTGCCCGCTCGATCTTCCGGGTATTTGTAGAACGTGAAGCCCAGCGGGTGCAGCATCCCGTTCTTCAGCGGCTTCGGGCTTTCTTTGTCAATGGCCTCCATGACTTTGGGCACGAACGCGATGCCGGTGTAGTGGTCCATCCCCAGCACGTTCAAGCCTGCGGCAAACAATTCCGTCACGTTCTTCACGGCACCGGGCTTGCGTAACAAGCCCGCACCATTGGTCAGCATCGTCATGTGCACTTTGGGCAGTCGCTCGCGCACTGCCGCCACCATCCCGATGTAGTCTGGGTGCAGGCTCGGTTCGCCGCGCATGGCAAACCCGATGCGGCAGTTCCAGCCGAGTTCCTTGATCTGGTCGACCACGCGAACGAGCGTGGATTTCTCCATGAACTTGTAGTCCCTTCCGGGCTTGTCGTGAATGGTGTGCACGGCGCACATCGGGCATCGCAGGTTGCAGCCCAACGTCAACTCGAAAGAGACGTTGAATGGGTCTTCCTGTTTTCGGTATGGTCGTCTCATATGATTTCTCCTTGTTTCAACCATGCAGATTTCAGTTTGTCGGTCAACATATAACGCTCGGCCGACGCGATGCCCCACCACTTTTCGCGTTGTTCTTTACTGATCCTGTCACGTTGCTCTAGCTTTCTAAAGATGTCTAGCGATTTGCTGACGGTGTATTCCGCGGGATTGTAGTTCATCCTGCGCAGTGTTGGCCCTGCACCCTCTTCAAACACCATCGGCACACCGGCACTGAGCATCTCGTAGAAGCGATTGGGTGGTGAGTGATACTCCCTGTGGGATTTTTCATCCTCGAGATAGAGACCCATGGCGCGTTCGCCAAGCCACTTGAGAAGATCATCCTGCACGCCAACGTGTCGGACATTGGTGCTTGAATAGATCTCCTGGAATCTTTTGCTGGGGCTGGAGATAATCATTTTCACCAGCGGGTTCTTGAAGAACCGATCGAACGCTCTCCTTCGGCCTCCACGATAGCTGCCGTAGTACGCCACGTCGTCGTGAGTGGCGAATGGAGTGAGTGGCTTCTGGAGCATGGAAAGACAGTTCCAGTTGATGAGTGTGCTCAGCGGGGTGGCGGTACTCTCCTTCGCGCACGTTGTCCAGAAGTCCAGATGCGGTTTCCCTTGCTCTCTGCGCTCGACGAACGCCTTACGAAATGGAGATTGCGCCTGCCCGTTGTTGATGGGCGGAACAATGCTGTAGTCCTGCTGCACCCACACGATGCGTCCTGCACCCAGTATCGCATCGTGTAACTCTTGCAGGTGCTTGGCAAAGGCATACGCGCCGTTGACGATGATCAGGACGTCGAGATCCTTGGCCAGCGTGCGGGCGTCGTGAGTGAGTTCCAACTGGAGCTCGTCACGAATGAAGCGCGCCACCTTGACACTGGCCACCATCGACTTGTCGCTGATGGCGACGAAGCTATAGATTGCGGATTTCATCGTTGTGTCCTTAACCAAGCACCGAATGAGTGTGCGATCGTGTCAGCTAATCGTTGTTGACTAGGATTCATTTCTTCATACGGTATAGCGTTATCAACTATGTGCCGTAAGAATCCTTCTACTTCATCTGGAGCCGTGTACATCTTTCCTCGTGGATCCATTTTATTCCACTCAGAATTCAGAATTGCGTGGGCAAAATTTACATGATTTGATCCCATTTTACGGGACGCCAAAAGTGCTCTATAATCTGGCGGCGGGTGTTGGTCTTGCCCATTGCCAGCAGAACTGATTTCTTTTCCGCTTTCTGATAGATCATCAAATAGCAAATTCTCTACGCTATTTGTTTCAGTCTGTGCCATCAGAAAAATCAAACGATCGCGATAGTTCTGCGAGTAACTCTTATCCCAGATCAACTTGTCAATCAATTCTACGATCGACATGGAATTCAATTCATTTTTCTTTGGTCTAGACATTATGCCCTCCATCGGTATTTCTGCTTGGGCTTCTGCCCGGTGTTGACCGCCCGCATGTACTTGGAATATTCACACAGACAGTTCTGAAGATCCTGACGGTCGACCAGCGGCATGCCTGCCGCCAGCACCATCGGGGCAATCTTTTCGTGTAGCCGTGCCAGCGCCAGACGGAACTCATCGGCTTGCTTGATGGTGCGTCCTTCGATGACACTGAGACCGCGGATGCTGCCGGGTCCCGGTGCAGCAAATGTCGCATGGTCTGATGCACGAAGTAAATGCGGGTCAAAGTATTTGATATCTGCCACCACTTGCGCAGCAATGAAGTTTCCCATTCCGTTGTACATCATCAACTGAATGTGCCACGACATCAGAGTATCACCTTCGCGTGGTCTTAGCGTCTCGCGATTTTTCCACAACGGCGTGAGGACGTCGTGTGCCAAGTACGCGAGTTTGTCCATGGCGATACCATTGGTCGAAACGATGTACGCGGCGTTGAAGCATTTTCCACCGGCCTCTTTATGCTTCTTGATTGCTCTTCCAAATTTAAGGAGATCCCACGGCACCGGATAGCCCACCGCTTCCATGGACTCTGGCAAATTCAACAGTCTTGCAACGCACATGGCAAACCAGAGATCAGGGTCTCCCTTGTTGGGCATGCACCAGTTGTCGTGGATCCAACGTGTGACTCTGTCTAAATTTCTATAGATGTTGCAGAACCGATAATCCCTCAGGATGACGTCATCGGTCCACGGTGGTTTCTGGCCTGATGACCGGCGTTCGTACACGGCATGGCGTTCGCGCATGAACGCAAACAACCGAAGGACAGGATCATTGATCCCGCGGATGTGGTCGTCCTTGATTCGCGCTGCGGTTTTCATTTGGACACCGGATAGGTTGACACCCAAGCACGCGCCGCAGCCAAACTGATAAACGTCGGGCAGCGTTGGCCGTGCGCTTTCACGCGCCACACGAAGCGGTCACGGATCGCTTGGCTTGGCACTCTGTAGATGTGAAATTTCCCGCGTTGAAAATGGCCGGGACCAATTCTCTTTAGTGTTGCAGTTGTCATTTTTTGGGGCTCCTCTGTTGGATCCAATGGTTGGCGATGTGTTTGATTTCATCGTCGAACGGCGGATCGTGATGCGGACGCGTCAGCCAGTACAGATAGCTGATGTCCACTTCACTCCACAGTTTGCCTTTGTGTTTGCCAAAACCAACTTTCGTTTGCAGGATCATTGTGGAAGTCAGCTCTATCAGTCTCTCAGGGGTATTTATCTTCAGCATGTGCTGCAACAAAGCATCCGTCACTTCGGCATCCGGGAGCGCTCGATGCGGTGG